ATGGATATCACATTACTGACAGAACAAATACAGGAAATGCACTATGCGCAGCTCGAGGAAAAGATACGGGAGAAAGTGCTGGGCACAATCGGAGTTCCGCCTGTATTAGCTGGATTATTTCAATATGCTAACTATGCGAATAGCAAGGAACAGTTGAAAATATTCTGGGGAAGCACACTGCCGCCAAAGATCAGGATGTTATCAGAGACAATTACAAAGAGACTTATTAAGCTATATAACCCGAATCAGTGGGGGAAATTCAATACGTCCAATATTCCTGCGCTTTCGGAATCGCCGGAAGAACGGGGAGTAAGACAGGGTGCGGAAATTGATCGAGGCACTTTAACAAGAAACGAAGCTCGGATTGAAAACGGTCGTGGCAAGTTTTCGAAAGAACAGGATCCAAATGGAGATGCGGATAAGCCTATTATCCTCCAGAATTATATTCCCGCATCTGACGTATTCGCTTCATTCGATGAAGAAAGCGGGGAGGAAGGATAGTGATGGCAAAGGTTGAATTAACAATGACACTCAAACATAGACTGAGTTGCTTGTATAGAGTTCATGACATCATGGTTTTAAAGGCATATTTTGGAATCGGTGATGATTTAATATGCCAGACATTTTATTGTTTTTTAAAAACAGGCACACACTTATCAACTACATGCAAGCTCAAGAAAATCGATTCAAGGAATTCAATAGCGAGAATTAGAAAATGGAAGAATATCAAGAAACTTGCAGATCAAATAATCATTGCATCAAACAACCTGAAGGAGAGAAACCATGTTTAAATCATTAGGAAATTTAGTCGGCGGATTTGCAAAGCCGTTTGTTCCGGGAATTGCGAAATTTGTAGCTGGCAAGGTTATCGGAGCAGTTGTAAAGAAAGTGAATCCGGAAGAAATGCCAATGGTTGCATCTTCAGGTACGGCAGATGTTGTAAAGATCAAAGATGCTATATTTGCTGGACTGGATGCCCGAATGTATAATATAGGTGTTGATATCGGACAGTCAATCAGCAAGATTGCAAAAAAGAAATATGGCAGGAAATGGGAATCGGTCGAAGGTGAAGTGCAAAAGAAATTCAGTTTTATTATCAAGGGAATAAATACAGGACTTGATTCAGATGATAAAGCGTAAGAGGTCAGCTCCAAGAGGAAGTTGGCGTGCATTTAACAATAAACGGCTGATTCAGCAAAGACGGCTGGGAGCGGCCTATTATAGAGGTATCCGGAAAGTATTCGGTAAGTTCCCTCGTATTCCTGGAGTCAAGGAAATAGAAAAGATACTCAAGGCTGAAGCTGGCAAGGCTTCTATTATTTCATATAAGACAGCACTGGTTAATGGATTCAATGATGTTGAAGCTGCGTACGGTGGGAAACTGCCGATAAGCAAGATGGTCAATATAGAGAAAATCAGTTTCGGTGATCTGGCTACTCTTGGGATTCCAACAGATCAAAAGCTGATTAATGAGATTGGGATGGTTGATGTTAAGACGGTGGCGAAAAGCAGACAAGCAGAAATGAGAGCCGCACATGCCAGTGCTATTGAGGCGGGCGGAAGTGTCACCGAGGCTTTACAAGCTGCAAAGGTTGGACTGGAAAGTCAGGCAGGATATGTTGCCCGGAGGATAGCACAGACAGAATCGACACGGATATATGCGGCGGGATCGCTTGATTCTTATGAGAAGTCAACAGTTGCAAAAGGAAAGGGCTGGAGTTCTAACATGTCCGGCAATGTAAGGCAGCCGCCTGAAAGCGAGTTTAACCATGCTGCGGCAAACGGTGAGGAAGTCGCCCCTGATAAGCCGTTCGTAATGACCGGAGAAGAGTTAATGTATCCTGGAGATCCAAACGGTTCGGCTGGAAATGTTATTAACTGTCATTGCGGGACGTATCCAGTGATAAGAAAAGCAGGATAATAAAGGAGAGTAACTGAAATGCCAGATATAAAACCGGGTGAAAGTAAAGAGCAGTATTTAAACAGATGTATACCTGTCTTGATTGAAGAAGGAAAATCGGCATCGGAAGCTGTTGCTGTATGCGCCTCATCGTACGAAGACTTTGAAAAATCAATGATGGAAAAAACAGCATTTTCAACCAAAGCAAAGATATTAGATTTCTACGCGTATGAAAACCCGGAGGATTTCCAAATAGATGACGAGGTGATTCTCAAGCAAGGCGAAGAGTTGAGGCTTGTACTTGGAATTGTACTCGAGCCGGAGACGGTTGATCTTCAAGAAGATATATATAGTGCTGATGAAATCAGGAAAACGGCGCATAACTTTATGGCTGATTATCACGGACAGGGAAATGGTTTTATGCACAATTCTAAAGGAGAAAAAGGATTGCGGATAGTAGAATCTTATCTGGCGCCTATTGATATGGTGGTGAATAAGGAGAAGATCAAAAAAGGAACATGGCTGATGGGTACTATGGTGCTTGACGATAAGATCTGGGAAATGGTTAAGAATGGAAAAATAACAGGATATAGCGTGGGAGGCAAATCGAATGCCAAACCAGCATAAAGCAAAAAGAAGGTTATTCAACATGCTTACAAAAGAAGTGAGCTTTGTTGATTTAGGTGCAAATGACAAAGAATTCATAATAATTAAACGAGGAGGTCAGGACATGGCTGAAGAAAAGACCCTTGAGGAATTAAAAGGGACAATGGCAAAAATAGGAACTGCGATAGATGAAATTGCCAAAGCTATCAAACCAAAAGAAGGCGATGAAGAGGACGTGAACAAGGCAGGAGCTAAGTTTGCGAAAGACGTGCTTGCCTCGCTTCAAGGGATGTATGAAAAACTCGGCAAGATCCTCGAAGGCGCAGTGAAAGCAGAGAAAACGGAAAGCACGGAAAAGAAACTTACCAAAGAGGAAGCTACTGCTGAGATCATGAAAGGAATTAAGGAAGGCGCAGGATTTAAAGAAGAGCAGGACATGCCGGAAGTGAATAAGGAATTGGTTGAAAATATTGTTAAGAATGTAGTTGCTGGACTTACTGTGAAGGAATAATAAGTAAATAACAAACAAGAAGAAAATAATAAATAGGAGATAACGAAATGGCCTTTATGTCAAATATTGAATATGAGGAATTAGGAAAAGCAGTTGGCGAGAGTATGCGCGAACTGTTTCCTGATTTTCTTGAAAAGGTTTCAAAGGATGCAGGAGACAAAGAGACCGTCATACAGAAACTGGTTAATGAGCAGGTCAGGGAAATCCTCAAGAAAACCGATGTCCGCAAAGCTCAGTGGGGAATAGACATTAACCCGGTGGAGATGGTAGCAATTGAAAAAGCACTCTGGACTCCGGCAGGCGATAATGCAGAATTCCAGGAAATTCAGAAGATCAATGATGATGTTTATCTACTTTCAAAAACACTTGACGTGCCCGCTCATCAACTGAGATCATTCACATCTTATCAGAAACGCTGGAGTCAGCTTTCAAAAGCAATCAACATATCGACAGCCGGCGAAGGATATGAATGGATTCCCACAGGTTTCAGCCAGACAATGATTGAATTTGTTGAACTTGAGGCTGTTGTGGCAAAGCTGTTTTATTCCTTTATGATGCCTACCAGCCCGTTCACATATCCGGTTTTACTCGGTGATGGTGAAGCATATAAAGGCGGCATAGATACGCCTACAGATGATCCTGCAATGTTCAGAGCTTCGACACCTTCGAGCGGCGATCTTACATTTACAGCAGTTAAGATAATCGCAAACTATCCAGTCCAGGATGACGCTATTGAGGACAACATCGTTCCGCTGCTGGATATGATGAAAAGATCGATTGCCAGGGCAAAAGCAAAAGCGACTGATAACGCAATTATCAATGGTCAGCTAACGGCAACAATCGATACCGGCGACACAATAGCCAGTTATGATGCCCGGATGTGTTGGGATGGATTGCGTTATATGTGTTTATCTGCTCTTAAGCAGACAGGGACAACATGGACGGCGGCACTCGGACTTGCACTTCTCAGGGCATTGGTTGCGGACATGGAGATTTTTGGATTGAATGCTAATGATGTTGCAGTTCTTGTAAATACGAACGGCAAAAGCAAACTGAGATCACTTGCAGAAGTATCGACTGATGACAAGTTCGGCAGTGCAGCTACAATCCACAACGGCGAGATCACAAAGATAGACGGTATGGATATTGTCCCTACTCAGCATGTCAAGGAAAATGTCAATGCCTCCGGTATTTACGACGGCCTTACGACTACAAAAACTCAGATGCTGACCGTTTACAAACCTGGATTCTATCGTGGCATCAGGCGCAATTTCACCCTTGAGAAAGAACGTGTTGCGAGAACGGGTATGTCTTATCTGATTGCAACAGCAAGGGAACACTGGAAGGCTGTTTATGATGTAACGGACAAGCCAATGATCGGATGGCTTTACAACATAGATAAGTAATGAAATGAACTGAAAGAAACTATAAAACATAAAGGAGGTCATAATGGCTTCAGGTGCAGGTGACAGGCAGATGACTAAGATACTTCCCGATATTGTGGATGTAATGAGGGAAGGTGCTGCTAATCCTAAATACACAAGATTAATGAGACAAGTTGCGTTAGGTTCAACTATCCATCTTGTCTCAAACTGTGAAGATAAAAC